CCGGAAGGAACACGAGGGCGTTGTCACCATCAACAAGGACATCATACGGAACGCCTTGTAGACCGGACATAACAGCAGCAAGCATGATCAAAGAATTGCCCATGCCAGTGTTGTAATCCCCGCTCGCTCTTCCCCCACTCCTGGAGAACTTCACGCCACCAGAGGTCACACCAACCAACCGAAGTTGGTGCGACAACACACCCTGCAGCTCCCGACACCCGTGGTAGGCGGCGAGATAGCAGAGATGCTCAAGTCTCAGCTGGCCAGTTGATACGTGGGCCTCGAAAGCCTTACCATCAACCTCAAAAACAACACAGTCCTTAAACTGGTTGAACTTGCGCACTATCAAGTTAGCGCGCTGCCTGGGCGAGAGCCCCTTGGCCACAACCCTGATTGGGGCACCCCCGAAGAGCCGCCTGGCCGTGAGGAAACCCCACAACCAGTGTTCGAACGGCTTGAGCCAAGAAGCGAGCCGCAAGTTATACCTAGGGGATCTTGGGTAGATCAGCCTAGGTTTCCCGAACTTGCCAACTCCGAGTTTCTCAGCCTTCAGAAACGCTCTAAGGTAGGTGTCCGACGAACGCAACGGACCATCCACCCTCAACGAACGCTCTGCCTCGAGGTACCGACGACCCATACTGCCAGAATAAGATTGGGCCGTTCTCAGGTCGCTCCACTTAGACCCGCAATACCGACGACAAATCGCAGCAATCCGCCCGAAAGCAAGATTGAACAACTCGCCGGGACGTCGGTCGTCCGGGTGTGGCAAAGGAGCGAGAGATCGCAAGCACAAGGCCGCGATCTCGTTGTGGGTGCAGTTAGCATGAACACCCGGGGCCCATGTTCCAGGCACCCCGGGTGAGCTTGCCACCCGCATCTTTCTCCTGCGACGGTAGTCACAGACCACTCCCGACTTAGCCACCAAGGTAGCGCCCACTTGAATGGGCAGGTGCATGTCTCCAACGCATACACCATAAGTACAGGAGGGTCCTGCCTAAGCAGACGACCACCACAGGGATGGACCTGGCCCGGACTGCTCAAGTGCCACCTGGCAAGCCAGGGCACGAGAGGAGACAGTCCACGCGGCACGCAAAGCCCCAGGGAGGGACAGATACGTCACCGGGCTGGAAAACCCGGCCTCCTTGCACCACTCCAAAGCCCTAAGGCGCAGAGCGGACACAAGGGTCGCGTTGCGTTCTCTGAGAAACGCAAAGGCACAGAGCTTGGACAAGAGGCCGGGAAACACAACATCCCGGGAACCGTCAGATAGTTCCACGTGGTAGTAGGGTTCAGACCCAGTCACCACGCCATCCTTGTCCAATCGACTAATTGATCCCCCACCAAGGATCTTGCACCCGTCCTCAAACTGGGTGAGCAGTACATTCAAGCCAGGTGAGTAACTGGCAGAGGGGAGGTCTGGAGTCCACCGCCCTCTAACCAATTGACCCAACCGGCCATGGGGCACGCCCAAAACCAGTTCGAGACGCCGCGCCCAACGGGCGCGGCGACGGAGCCTCCCACACACGAGGTGTGAGGAGAGCTGCGCATGTCGTTGTGAACCGACACCCGCGCCCTCTACCTGGGGCTCGTCTCTAGGGCAGCCATCCCTATCGACGCGTGTGTCCCCTGGACACACTTCAAGCGCTTCAACGTGGGACCCAGTACCACGCAGGGGCAAAGAGACCATCACAAAGACGGCCCAGAAAGGGGAAACAGCAAACTCGAGAGCCAAGCCCAAGGCCCTCAAGCAACAAACAACGAACAGACGACCAACCAAGAGCGAGGCACGCAACAGCCCCAGTGCAAAAAGCAACCAGAGCAACAGCACCCAGCCAGACACAGCAACAGCTGCAACCGGGGCTGCGGCCTCGGATAGCCGAGGCCTGTAAACCTGCCAAGCACTCGGTGGTGCCCAGATGACCAACGAAGACGAGTCAGCCATTGTTTG